AACGAATGGATCAATATGGCAATGTTGATATTGCCAAACAAAGCAAGCACGCCATTGGTTATATGATAGCGTCGATAGCCGGAGAAGATCGTCTGGTTCATCAGTTGATGGGCGAGGCTTTCCTCAAAGAAAAGCCGAATGAATGGGACGATACGTGGACGATTGATCACAAAGACAACGACCCGACCAATAATGTATTATCTAATCTCTCCTGGAAGTCAAAACAAGATCAAAGAAAAAACAGACGAAAGGTGGAGCAAACTCTTATTTATTCATGCCCTGTCATTGGCGTAGCTCTTAGCGACATTATCTTAATCGATGGCGAGATTGTTATGAAGGGTGAGGACAAGCGTTTTGACAATGCGAGTATAGCGGCAAACGCAATTGTTGGTGGCGATCAGTCGCGTATTTCTATGTGTATTCGCGGTAAAGATAATGATCACGCAGGTTTCTCGTGGAAGACACCGATCAACGATCCGAATCTTCCAGGAGAAATGTTCATGATCATCGATAGAACTAAATCTTATGAGAGATTCGTCAGTGCTCACGGTCGCGTAAAATACAAGTATCATCATGGATACGAGATGATTAAAACTGCGGAACAGATGATGACAAAACGCACTAAAAGCGAAACAAATACGTATCCACGCTTAGTGATTGATAGAAAGAACACTCAATTTCATAGAACAATAGTGAAATTTTTCATTGGCGAGTTGCCAGAGACTATCGATATTGATGGTTGTGAACGTCGTCTCGTAGTCGATCACGTGGACGACGTGAAGACGAACGCACGTCTAGGAAATCTACAACTTCTCACACAGAACGAAAACATGAAGAAGCGCCACCTCGCATCGTATACTACCTCCGTGGCATCGTTCGTCAAAGAAAAGTACGAAAAATCTCACGCTACTCGAGTGGCAGCAATAGAATTCGTCAAGAACAACGGCTATTCAGAGGCGACGCTAGAAGAACTGAACACGTCTATCGATCTGATGATCGCGGAAAATATTCCAGCTACGTTATACGGACGCACATGGATTCGTGCGCATTTTGAGTCTATTGTTGAAATTAATCCGTAATCATAGAGCTAAAGATACGCCAGCGGCTCCGGACGCGAAACGAGCGACCGGGGGCATCGACGCGTCGTCTATACCGATCAAAGAAAAGTGGAGAGACAAGATTTTCTCGGCGATGTCCATCTTCCCCATGGCCGCCAGCGCGAAACCGACGATGCCGAGGATCCGCATCTTGTGAATGTTGGCGAGCGCGGCGATCGCGAAGAAGGGTCTCGCCTGTTCGCACGATTCGCACATAAACCCGTAGGCGGCGCACACGTCCGCCACGGACCGGATCAGCATGCCGTTCATCGCGTTGCTCATCGCCACTATGATTATACAAAATATCGCGAAACGAGTTATCATTTGCTATTCAGTTTATTTTTTTCCTCGGAGTACTTCTTCTTCAACGACTCTATCATCGCCTTTTGCTTGGCGATCACGGTCGCCAACATCGAATTCGACTTGGAAACAACCTTCTTCGTCGAATCCACGTTCTTCAGCACGTTCCCGGACTGGACTCGAACGACGCTCGAGTCGTCCTTCATCTTCGAATCGACGGCGATCTTCAGCAGATCTCCCTTCTGTTTCAGGTACTCGTCGTCGGCGGCCTTCTCATCGCGCTCCGAATTCTTCAGCAGCATGTACACCAGACCGATCGTCAGGGCAGACGCTATGACGATGGCGGCTATCGTTATCACGAGCCATCGACTCATTTATAATACATAAACATTTATATTCAAGACAGAACTGCCACGTACACTTGCCACGCGAGAGCGGACTTCGCGACGATGCTCAGCGCGAGGTACGTCATCTCGCCCACCGAGTAATCGCCGAACCTCCAGAAGGGTCTGTACTGAAGGTACTGAACGATACCGAAACAATTGAACGTCGCGAAGATAGACGACACCATGGCGTACACGAATCCGGACGTGTCCTCGTGAACGACGGCCCGAGGTCCGATCATGTCGAGGAGAATGATGATCCACGGCACGACGCCGGCGAAACACCCGCACGCGAAAGGTATCAGACCGCCCGTGCCCGGGAACTCGTATCGCTCCTGAATGAGACCGAACATCAGCATCGTCGCGTTCAGACAGAACATGCTGATGAGCGCGGAGACGTTCGTTATGCCCACGAACTGAGCGATCAGCACGATCATGATGGACGAGGTCATCGAATACTCGACCCATCTGAAGTAGTTGTGAGTGTCCACGACGCCTCGAGCGTACACCGGATACACACCGGGTACTATAACCAGAAGGTGAAAGAAGGCAGACAGAAAGAACATCACCGCGATCGCGTAGGCAGTTCGAATATCGAACAGGGCGACGACCTCGACCTCCGTTCCACCGGAGATGTTCGTCACGTAAAATGCTCGGACAGGTATAGAAAACCCGTTGTCGATCGTCAAAAATATAGACGCCTGAACGAAGTGAATTATAAATGCCGCCGCGTTCAGGAGCCTGAGATGTCGCGTCGAGATTCCGATGGGGAACACGAATTTGCTATAATCGGGCGAGGGAGTGACGATGTCGTCCTCGTCGTCTTCGATATCAATACCTGGATTATCTCGAATGAAGAGATCGAAGTCATCGGACGCCATATAATACTACTATAAGAAATTATTATTTCGTTGGCTATAAACGTCAATAGTAGCTTATATCAACGTTTCTTCAATTCGACACGGTTCGTCTTTTCCGGTGATCTTTATCTCGTGATCCACGTTCGCGGCGACGTCCGTGTAAAACTGCTTCGACTCGTGAGGCAGCTTGTACATCCGGTGATCGCCCGTAGCGCACATCTTGATCACCGCGGCGCCGGGAATCGCGGCGTCCTTCTTCTTACCGGACTCGTACTGCGGAGTCGACAGCTCCTTCATGTTCTTCTGGATCTGGGGCGGCATGTACGGGATGTGGAAGTCGTCGTCGTACACGTCGGCGTTCTTCGCCAGATACTCGTTCCTGTACTTCTTCAGATCCTTGGAGACCTCCCTGCCGGTGACGGGATCCTTGTGGCGCACGACGTCCTTGTCCGGGTCGTATTTGATGACCTGCTGCTCCGCTTTGACGCCTCTCGTGTACTTGAACAAGATCGCGGGTATCTGCTGCGGATCCGCATACCGGATCTCGTCTATACACTCGGGAATCTTGATGGCGTCGTAGATCGAGGACACCACTGATTTTTCGGGAACTACCAGGTTGATGATGACATTTTGCGTGCCGACGGTGGTTGTGATGTTGTGATCGCCGGCGACGCTGACACTTGGCAGTGATAGCTTCTTGACGTCTTCTTCCCAGACGAAGTTCCTGGATTCTGATTTCATCTCGTGACCGCATTTCTTTTTCTTGTGCCAAGAAGCATTGCCAGAAAGTATAGTTTTGAATCCACAACCACACATGTAGAAAGTAGTTTTGTATGTTTCGAAGTCGTGAGACATGTAATGTGGATACATAAAATAGTTAAATTAAACTCTAACTATATAACTATAGAAAACCGACACGGTGCATCTATAGTTAATATCGAACTTTTTTTTTTTTTTTTTTTGAAATTAATTTTATGCTGGAAAATTCACATGATTTCGTCGATCTTCGAAAACCATATAGTTTCGCTGGCAATTATCGCAACATTTTCGAGATCGCAAGCGCTTAGTACGATTTACCGTCCTCTGGCAAAACGTCGATATTAGCTTATATCGACGTTTCCGAGTTTCTACATGTATCGTGTTTTCCTCTAGAAATCAACTGTCATTTGACCCAGGTGTCTCGAGAAATACACAAATTTAACGAAGTTCGAGATATCGCTCTTATTATTGGTACAGAACGCCATGTCGCGATACGATGTTTTCGAACAGCCAGATGGTCACGTCGTCGTCGGCGTCGCCCTGGATGAAAGCGGAAACAAGATGACCGCACCGCCTAAATACATCGACATCGAGACTCCCGCGGAACACATCGACGCGGAGGACGATGTGACGGACGCCGTGCTGACGGTGCGGCGCGTCGCCGCGGTCATCTTCGTCTGCTCTCTGACCACTATGATATTGTGGTTTCTACTCACTGTCGTGTCGAAATAAACTCCCGCACGAATGTAAAGAATGAATCAATTCGATTGACGAATACCAGGAGGGTTCACGCCACCGTCCCCGCCCCTTCTTGTGTCATATCGACAGATTGTAAAATATAAAGCAGATTTTGCTCACGTAGATAAAGATGATCGTAGCAAAGAAGCAGCACGAGTTCGTTCTCGATGACGTCATGTTTCTCGAGTCGTACAGATACATGCGATCCGATTTTGGATACATATATCTACAGAGGTTTCCGAGCGACAAGTTATACGCGGGGCAGACTATCAATTTTTACAACAGGATGAAGCAATACAGGAAGAACAAAGGGAACAACGACCACCACACTAAGGCGCTGAAAAAGTACGACTTTGACAACGTGACGGTCGTGTATCAACAGTGCCCACTGTATTTGATGGATGTTGTCGAGATCTTTTTGATCGCGTTTTTCGATCTGATGAATCGGGATAAGGGATACAACAAGACGACGGGAGGTAGGAAGGGGTATCGCGTGTCTACGCTGACGCGTGTGTTATTGTCTGCTGGTCGGATGGGTGTGAAGAATCACATGTTCGGCAGAAAGGGTGTGCTCAATCCAATTTTGGGCAATACGTGGCAGAAGACACCGGAACAGATCGCCAAAACATCTGGTGAGAACAATGGTATGTTTGGAAATGGGCATCTGATATCCGGCGAGAATCATCCATTGTATGGTAAGTTTGGCGCGGATCATCCTTCGTTTTGCAATACGTGGCAGAAGACACAGGAACATATTGCCAAAACATCTGGTGAGAACAATGGTATGTTTGGTATAAAAGGTATTGATAATCCTACATATGGTATTAAAAACGGTCAAGCAAAACAAATATGTGTTTTTGGAAAACTATACGGTGCGGCGAGTGATGCCAGCAACACATTACGAGAAGTGTGTAACACTCGTGATAAAGGTAATTTTATAAAAACTTGGGCCACTCGTAAAAATATGTATAATGTTTTTTATGTGATCAAGGATTTTTACGAGTTGATGTGTGACAAAGAAGGTCAGATCACTCGTGAGATGTATGATGACTGGCTTTCCTCTAATTCGATTGCCTGATGCCAGGAGGGTTGGGTCCTCCATCGGATCCTCTTCGCGTATCAACCGACCACATGGAGCCGAATATCGCCGATGGAAATTCTTCGGTCCTGATGAACTGATCGAGGTCTCTGGGCAGATATCTGTACTGTATTTCGCGGGGCCTGTCATACGTCAGCTCGTTCGTGGCAACCAGGATGATTCCAGTGAAGAACAGAAACAATACAAAGCTTCCTATCGACATTTATGTATAAAAATATTTAATATTATAAATAATGAATCGCATCGACATAGAAAACGCGCTGCGACCGGTGCTCCAGAATCTGAACGTCATAGGGAGCAGGGGGCCTCCTAAATCTTGGGTGTTTCCCGCGATGCTCGCTGGCGTGTTAGCATTCGTGCTGCTCGTCGTGCTGCTCGTGTCCGCGTACGAGTTCGCTTTCACGGGAAAGTGTCCGTTGTGCGGTGGCAAGGAACATGAATCGAAATGAGCTTGTCGATATGCGTGCGTCGATATGCGTGCGTCGATATAAGTGTCATTTGACCCGGGTCTCTTATATCGACACACCAGAGCATAAAATGGGGTGCCCAGTCTCATCAGTATCCCTTCACCACCAACCCATATCCATAGCAGACACAGACAAACAAACAAACACCGATCCAACTCGCACACACTCAGACCCCGAAAAACTCGCAAAGAATGGGTATCTACACCGCAAAGACCTTTGAGCCCTCCGGTATTAAATTTGCACCGGTCGAGAAGAACAAATTGGGTGGCAAATATGTGCCTCTCGCCGATGCCAACGGCACGAAGACTCGCATGACAATCCAAACTCCAGCGATGCGTTTGCCGTTTGGTATCTCGGGCTATCGTGAGAGGCCGGATCTTGAGCCCGCGAGCTATTCCGCCGACCTGAGCTTCGATGGCATGGACGCCAACGAGAACCTCGCGCTGTTCTACAACAAGATCAACGAGCTCGACGCGCACCTGCTCGATGCCGCGGTCGAGAACTCGGTGGCCTGGTTCGGCAAGCAGAAGTCCCGCGAGCTGCTCGAGGACACGTATCGCAAGCTGACCAAGACCGATGCCTCGGGTAAGTATGCGCCCATCTTCAAGACCAAGATCGCGATGTCCGACGGCAAGCCGAACGTGAAGGTCTTCGACGTCGACAAGACGCCGATCTCCATCGAGGACGTCCCCCGCGGTTCCTCGGTCAAGGTCATCGCCGACCTGGCCAGTATCTGGTTCATCGGCTCCGGTACTAACTGGGGAGTCACATTCCGGGCGGTCCAGATCCTGGTGGTCGCGAAGCCATCTCGCCTCGACGGGTTCGCATTCGTGACCGAGGACGGTGACGAGGACGTGACCGCATACACAGCCCCGAAGGAGCCCGAGTTCGTATCCGACGACGAGAACCTGAAATTTCTGTGAATGCATGCCCTGCCTAGTATGACCGCACCCATGTAACCGTTCGTGAATACGCACCTATCAAAGGAGAGAT